TCAACTTTTAAATAAACAAAATCATCACCGTACTTACACATACCTCTAGCCCACATTTGTAAATTTGTGTTGATATCTAATTTGTTTTCAAACAAATCAATTAAAATGTTCTTAACTCTTTTTGATTCTGAATAAACGTTTAAAATAAATCCTTTTTCAGACATTGTAGTTGATTCCTCAGCATAAATGTCTAATGCTGCTGATACCTCTGGTGTAAATTCCATTGATTCAAAATCATAATATGCGGCTATTCTATTTGGCTCATAATAAACCGATTGATTGTACATTGAATTATCAACCTTAGCCCATTTATCAAAAAGATATTGGCTTTGTTGTAGTTTCAATCTTTCACGCTCATATTCCATCGGGTCACTAGTCGTAAGGAGTTCTTCCTTAGAAAAATTAAACGATGGCGGTTGTGGTGTTTGTCCCTGATAGCCAAAGATTTTGGTTAATCTTTGAAATATTGTTAAATTTTGGTCTGCCATATCTATATAAATACTTTTTCTTTCTTAATGTACACAAAAACCGACAGATTATAAATGCTTTTTATTAGCCCCAAATAACCAGCCATATTCTTGGTATTGTTGTTTTGCAGGTTGTGATTGTGTATTATTATATTGTGAACCATCCATTTGCATTGAACCGATTGCATCTAGGGATGTTCCATATGAATAAAAATTCTTACCAGTTTCATATGTTCTTTCCGCAATCATCCAAGAATCAACCATAGCTTTTGATTGCTGTTCATTTCGTTTAAGTTGTGTGAAACATATATCCCCAGCATATAATGCGATACTCATGCTCATAATAGCATCATCGTGAGCGCCCTTCATGTGGTCTGGTCTACCATTAATATACACAAAGGTGTTTAATTCGTTTAATAATCTATTTGACCTGATAGCAAAACCTTTCCTTAATTGCTCCTCAAATGCGGCTACAATCTGGGTTCTTTTATTATTGAAGTTTATTCCCGGTATTTTTTCCATGGCTTTTTTATTATATTCCCATGGATTCATTGTGTTAACTCCGTCAATGAATAAACTCTTATAATTTAATTCCTGTAATTTTCTTGATGTAGCCACGCCCATACCACCAGTAATATCGACAACTATAAACGCTTCGTATAATATACCCCATTTATATGCAACTGCCGCTAAATCATCTGGTGGCATTTTACCAACATATTCAGCAACTTGTTCCCTTTCATCAAAGTCAATAATGCTAATAGCTGAATAGTCATCACTATCACCTCTACTAACGTCCACGCCCATAATATATCTATGACCTTGTACTGGTTCATTCCATATCCAAAAAGTACCTTGCATGTATTTTTCTTTAGGTACTTTAATCATATTTTTTGCAATATTCTCTTGAACATCTCCCGAAATAACACCATCTCCTGAACCTAAGAAGTCACATTCTAATTCCTGCGCAATCTTACGTCTATCATATTTAAATTTCTTAGACATAGATTCAAACCAAGATGAAAATGGTTTATATCCTTGTTCAACGAGTTCTTGATATTTTTCAATATCAAAGTCATGTAAAACAACTTCATCGTCGTTATATTGCTCCCTATTTAACATGTAATGGCATATATCAGGACATTTTACCCAACATAGGTCTCTAGTGTAACGCGGGTCTTTAAACCATCTTAAATCCGTTATATGGAAATCATTAATTCCACGTAATGCTTGGTCATAAACACCATAATAGATGGGGTCATAACCATTTGGTGTGGAGATAAGAATAATCTTACCACCTGTTGATAGGGACGCCATAGATGCCGCCCAAAAATCGTCACCTGCTTCAATATATGCTGCCTCATCAAATACAAGTATGGTTGGGGTATATCCACGTAACGCATCCGCAGATGTAGCTACCGCCTTAACCTCACAACCATTGTTTAATCTAAATCTACTTTCTGAGTTCTTATCGGGTGAAAATCCCACATTTATCCAATCCGGCCATTGCTCAATAAAGTGTCTAACTTTATTAGCCATTTCTACCGCGGTGTCTCTTTTGTTCGCAATAAGAAGAACTCTTTCAGGTTCACTTTCTTTTGCTGTCTGTAATTTTTTTGAAATCCACGCAGCGGTTACTGTTGTAACACCCGCCTGTCTATACTTTCTTGTAATGTTTTCGTTGTATGTTTCGTAATCCTGTATTAATTGAATTTGGTCAGGAAATAATTCTAGAGGAACATATTTCTTTTGCGTATTATCATAAGTTGTTAAGTATGTTTTTAAAGCATACGGAGCATCTTTAATAATTTTAGCATATTCTTTTAATTGTTCTAATTTATTATTCATATGTATAAATACAAAAAAAGGTGGATAACCACCTTTTTATTATTTTTAGTCATCACTTCTAGTGATCCCTATGGACCCTAACCAGTCATCTAAATCGTCATCATCTATACCTTCAGATGTGTCACTTAAATCCTCGTCAAAAGCGGACATAGCTTCTTCGTAATCGTAGTCATTAACCATTTGATTAATACCATCCATTAATTGACTCATTAACCTTTTACCATTTTCACTTCCAGAAATAACCTCTTTCATAAAAATTAAAAATTCTCTAGCTGGTTTTTTAACAATATGTTGAAATAAAACTAATTGTAACCCAACTTTATCTTCATCTGTTAAAACATCTTCAGGGAATTGCGAACGCATAATGTCCCATATTGCTGGTCCTAATCTTAAATCCCAAATTTCTTTATCCACAGTGTCTTCTAAATCACGTACCTTTTCAGCAGCATCTGCATCTTCAGGTTGACCATAAAGACCTGCAACAACTTCCATTGTACCTTTCACCAATTCGTGAACTAATATTGGAAAATTTATTGCTCTAGCGGTAACCTTTGGTGGGTTTGAATTTAAATCAACAGATTCTTTACCACCCGCTTGTGGTTCACCATCACTACCGCCTGTAAGCATTTGTAAGGTATTATTTGACATCTGCCAATACATTGTGTCAGCAGTTGACATAACAATCCCGTATAACGATAATAAACGGTCTGATCCAGTTATTTCTCTAATTCTTTCCTCAACCAAATGATACATGTAATGACCTCTTTCAGAAGCACCTTGCATCATTGCGTTGATTAATCTTCTTTTCGCTCTTTCTAAATTTAAATGTGATAATTCATCAAATAATTCAGTTTCAATTTCAACTTCTTCAATGTTTGGTTCATTGCTTGGTGTCTTTTTAAAACCCTCAGGGTCAACACCACTCATTCCAGATGTTATTTTAGCGTCATATTCAATATCACCTTCAATAACGCCTAATTGACCCATTGCTAGTTCTACCGCCAATCTTTCTAATTCTGGTTTATGTGTACTCTCAATTTGTGCTATTTGCGCTTGAGTTTGTGTCATCAAACCCATAATTCGATGAAGATTACGTTCACCCGTTCCAGCATTAATCCCCGCATATCTACTAAGATTTGCGACTATTTGTTTATATCTAGCAGATGCTAACATCTCCTCAAAATTCGAGTTTGGTGCTTCAACATCTTTAGGTAAAGGGACTTTCTTAAGATTTGTTTCACGATTAGCTAGGTCACGAGTAACGTCGTCGGCCGGTCTATCGTCTGTGTCAAATGTCATTGGCATTTCAGTAAGATTTTCTTTTAATGCCAATAGTAATGATTTTTTAGTTAGTTTCATATGTTTAATTACTCCGCAGCCATTTTAAATTTGTTTCCAGTTATTGCGTCATAAGTCATAAATTCTGGTATTCCATTGTGTCCCTTTTTTGCTTTGTTAGGCATTGGAACAACTTTACCAGTTTCTGCTTTTGGATTTGGATTCACCTTAGGATTTTCATTTGGATTTCTAAAAGGTGTTCTTCTAGGATCATCTCTTCTTTTAGGTGGTTCTTTTGTTCCAGGGTCCTTTACCGGTGCTTCTCTTGGCGCTGGCTTTGTTGCAGGTGCATTACCTGATTCGTTAATTTTTTTAGTTATTGTTTCTATCATATCACCTTTAGTTGTTAAAGGATGATATCCATTTTCAACTAAAGAATTAACCCACTCATTCATTTCAGATTTTTTATCGTCTTTTTTTGCCACTGGTTTTGCTAATTTTTTCATTTCAGCATCAATCTGGCTTTTAGTTGGCTCTTTACCTAATTCTTTTTGTAATCTTTTAACAGCTGCAAAATAATATGACCATGGAGCAGTTTCGTTAACTTCAATATCCATAGCTGGATTAGCATCAATAACAGATTTAATTTTTGGGTCTTTTAATTTTTCAGCGCTAACTGTTAATTTTTCTGATAACATTTTAAGTTTCTTGTCACTAAAACTAACTAATGTTTTCTCACTAAATCCTTCGTTAATAAGTTTTTCAACTAAATCTTTTCTATTCATTTTACTTTAATTTGTATTTTATTTCTTCGTTTATCAA